TTTAATTGATTACCACCAACATTACGTATTACTACATCTGTTGAAAATAATCTTTTTAATCTACCAAATACATTTGACTCTGCCATATTTTATAAATATAAATATATTATAATAACCACTTAATATCTTCGTGTCCTCCATAAGGATTTTCCTGAATCCATGGGTTTTGATTATTTGCATTACCTGGACTATAAATTTGAAATCCATTACTGCTAGTTTTTCCCATACCATCCATAGCTGCTCTAGCTAAATCCTGCCCTGTTTGTCTAAATCTTAATGCAGTATCTCTTAAAAATAATGCAATCGATAAAGCCATTGTTAAGTCGTCATTATAAGAAGACATTGCTTGAGCTTTTCCGTTTTTCCAAATAAACGTTCTTAACTCTTCTAATGTTCTTTTAGACTTTATAATGCAAGACCTTTCAGTAATATACGAAATCATTTTCGAAATAGCAAGCGGTCTTGTTTTTAAACTTGTAGTAAATCCCGGCACCATCCCATTTCCTGTATCAAATCTATTAAGATACATTTCAACATTAGTTAATGCTACATCTGATGTTGGTGAGTAGTATAAATTTCTATATCCTCTTTCTATAGCTGTTTGAACAACATCCCATCCTATGTTTGCATTTTCAATTACAAGTAAGGCATCATTATATTCAGTAGCAATACCTACTAATAAATTACCATAATCTCTAGTATCTATCTGACCTTTATATTCAGCTACCTGAGTTACGGTTTCAATATCTATAATATGGAATGCAGAAAAGTCACTTCCATCACCACGGGCAACGTCGGCAACTACTGCATATGATTTACTATAATCAGGCGGTTCCCAGATCCATAAATTACCATCCATACCTCTTCTTTCTATCGGTTCTTCTATGGTATTTTGTTCAATCCAATTTAATACATCTGGTTCTAGAACGGTTTGACCTGAAGTACTAAAGTCACAATCACACTCCTGAGCTGCATTTCTTAGACCTAGAATAATATCCTGTTCATCTCTCCATTTTTGATTTCTTTCCGGGTGAACTGTCCAAGGTAATCGTAGAGGTACGAACTTATTTTCACCCATTTCAGCTTTAGTAAAGGTTTGGTGAAACCAGTTACCAGTACCGTTTGGCGTAGATAATGCAATACACTGACCTCCAGTTGCTAAGGTTTGCTGAGCAGCTGTAAATATTACATCAATGTTATCAATGAAGGCAGCCTCATCTAGAATAAGTAATGATACCGCTTCAGAACGGCCGGCGTCTGGTGATGCCGCTACTGCTTTTACTTGAGAACCGTTATCAAGTCTTAAACTTAATCGGTTATCTTCAATAGTTTTTATTTTTAACCAATTAGGTAATGCCTGGTAGGCAAATCTGATCTTCGTTACGATGTTTTTAGCTGTTTCCTGCTTGGTAGCAATAGCTAAAACGTTTTTATCTCTATGAAAAAGCATTAACCATAATGCGTAAGCTGAAGATAAAGTAGAAATACCTAACTGTCTTGACTTATTAATTATAGTATACTCGTTCTTTTTAAACTGATGAAGTACTTTTTCCTGGAATGGATATAACGCAAATTGGATTCTGCCTCGTTTAGGGTGCTGAATCATGTAATATTTGCGCATAAAATAAGCAGGATCTGTTGCACATTTAACAAACTCCTGCTTAATTGCTTCTTTTATAGATGTAGGATTGGATGTATTATTATCCTGACTCATAACATTAATTTAAGTAATACTGGTTATGCAATAGGTAAAAAGTAACCAGGTTTTCCAGTTACTGTTTCGCCATCTGCAGTTTGAGCTATAATTCTATTTTGTGTAGCTCCTGAACCAGGTTTAACTCTATCGATTTTAGTAATAGTAACTTCCTCATCACCATATATTACTTTATCACCTACTTTTACTTTCTTAAATTGAGATGGATTAGTACCTATTTGCATTGTATCTTCTTCGTTTAATCCTTCACCAGCTGCTTGCATTTCTAATCTTTCGATATCTGCAGTTAATGTTTTAATATGTTGAGGAACGTTACCGATTTTTTCTTTGTATTGATCGATAGTTAATTCTCCAGATTTAAATTTACTAACTAATTCATCTTTATGTTTTAATAATGTAGCTAATTGGTTTTGTTTTTTAGCTAAATCAGCAGTACCTTTAGTTGATTTAATATCTTTAGCAGTAGGTTCTTGATCTAAAGAATCTTCTTCTGGTTCTACTCCTTCTCGGTGCATTTCTGCTGCCTGAACTAATACCCAATGTAATTTACGTTGTTCGGCACGAGAAAGTTTTTGATAATCTGGGTTAGCTTTTAGATCATCATGATCAAGTATTTCATCACTAACTATTCTATTTTTTAATTTATTATAAATTACCGTAGTATCTTCTTCAGCTTCATTTAAAACTGTTAATCTAGAAGAAGTAGTTAATTTATTTTCAGTTAAGAATTGTTTAAAATTAAATTCCATGATAATTATTTTATTATAAATATCATGAATCTAGTTTTAAAAGCTGTCTGAAGGGAATGGATTATCTTTTACCTTAACATCATTCTTTAATTCCATCCATCTTTCTTTAGAATATGGAATGCCGTAAATAAAATACTCATCCTGCTTTTTCATTGATTTAGGATATTTTATTGCCGGACCATCTAGGGAATGAAACTGAGGTTCTCCACCTGTTGGTGTAAAAATACTTATCTGTTTTCCTTCTGGAGTACGAAAAGTTCTATAACGTTGATTTTGTGTCTTAGCCATAGTCTAAATATAGGAAGAATAATTAGAAATTGCAACTATTATTTAAATAAAGCTTCAGGCTTGATATTTAGGAATGATTGTTTAGCAGTTACGTTATTACCACTCATTATTTTTTTATTATCTAAGCTCTCTAACATTTCTTTAGTAACCTTGTAATATTTTATTTTACCTGAAGAGCTTATATTAACTATATAACCTGGTTCTTTAGAATCAAGATTTAATTTACGTGTTAGTTTAGTAATTAATAATTTTTTAAGTACTGCACCACCTGCTTCTACTTCATCAAAATTACCTCGTATTGATAATTTATCAAAGATAATCTGAGTCTTTTTAAAAACATTTCCAATAATAGGAAATGCATCTTTAAGCTCTTTTAATTTTTCATCATTATGCAATTGAAGAACATTTTTTAATGCTTCTTTTAATTCATCTTGATTAAAATTGCTTGCAGTAGGTACTCTTTTTTCTTTATGAGCTATTAATGATGCTAAAGCATGCAAGCTAAAAATATCATTTAATAATAAAGTAGTTTCTTTATAATCTTGTAATCCAAATCTACCTAAAGATAAATCAGACTTTTCCATAGATTTAACTTCAACTCCATGGCCATCTATAATTAAATCTGGATTATCTAAACCTCGAGAGTCTTCTGCTGGAATGCTTGGGGTTTGATATTTAAATAGCCAGTATAAAGCTATTTCTCCATTACCTGATCCTTTGCTCCCTGCTGACCCTACTTCTTTTTCAGCAGCAGGAGGAGCTACTTTATATAATTTAGTAAATATTTCTAAATCAGAACCTTGTGGTGTTTTATCATCTCCTAATTTATATTTACCTTTAACTTGCGGTATTTGATCAACTTTTAACGCATGTTTAATTACTTTATCATACGTATTTTCTCCAGCAACATTATTCTGTTCTTCTTGTTCCATAACCTCTTTTAATATTTTGCTTAATTTTATCATTTTAGTAGCTAATAATAACTATAATATTTCAATTAATCAACTTATGATTCAGTTTTTTCTTCTTCTGCCTCAGAAGGTGGAGTTTCTACTTCAGGTGCTTGTTCTTCTCCTGCAGCTGTTTCTTGATCAGGACCTTCAGTTGAAGCTGGTCTACCTAATTTTAATAAATTTGCAATTGCTATAATTGCTCTTTCTTTTTCTCCTATTGCCATTAAATAATACTTTCTACCTGCAATTTCAGCTTCATATGCTTTACCTAAATAAGTTAGATAATAAAACTGACCATTATGTAGAACTACTTTAAAAGTAGTAGGCTTAGGAGCCATAATATATATTCCGGTAATATAATCTTTAAAACCGGTGGTCATTAAATTAGTTATAGTGTTTTTTAGAGAAGGATATTTAATTAAAATATATTCTAA